GGCACCGCCCTTGAATGCGGTAAACGGCTGATACTCTGCGCGGCCCGGATCAAGGCGACGCAGGCAGTAGTTGCGCAGCGGGCAATCCCAGTTGCCTTGGGTCTTGGCGCAACGGGCCACATCGTAGCTTAGGTGGGTCATTTCGTGGCCTCGCGGGCTGTGCGGTAAGATGAAATCAGCGGGTCAAGGACTTCATACACTCGCCCGTGAAAGGGCGTTTCGTATTGATACTCGTAGCCACAACCTTCGTTAGCCAATTCGCTCGCAGACGTTGCCAACTCATCCGCTTTCGCCAGCGCCGCCTCTAGGGCTTCAATGCGGGCGGCCATACAGTAACCGCGCACACCGCAGGCTTCGTGCTGGCAGTCGCATTCTGCCATAATCTGTTGAATGCTCATTCCCCCGTCTTTTTCTTAACTCGTTGCGTCAATATCAGCGCCAACACCATGCGCGCGGATTGCGGCATCGCGGCGCGGTCATGTTTCCAGCTATTGACCTGCTTGCGGGTTACGCCAACCTCTGCGCCGATCTGTGCTTGTGTTAGGCCCGTGGCCTCTAGCGCGGTGATTAGGGCGTGGGGGGTCATGTTAGCCATCAAAAAAGCCATCGCCCATTGCCTTAAAAATATCATCTGGCGTGGGATTTTTTAACGCCGCCATAGCTGGTATTGCTGCAAAAATACTTTCAATAGACACATACCCGGCAACCGTATCACCGCTTGGAAGGTCAAGAATATCACCCTCGCCATCCATCCAAATGGCTATTTCTGCATTTTCTGACGCAGGCAAAACATAGTTTGGTTTGCGTTCAAAGCGAAACGGCTCATTGCGGTTGTCGCAGTAGTTGCCCGCGCCTATTTGAACAGACAAAACAATTCCATTAGCCATACGGACATGAAACCCTTTCTCATTTGTAATTGCCACTTTCATCTTCTCATCCCTCTCAGGTCATGGGGGCGCGTGGCCCCCGTGGGTTAGGCGGTGATTTTTGCGTCAGACACGACAACGCCATTTGCGGCAAGATAGTCGCGTATTTTGTCCGCGCTATGAAAATCCCTTTCAATCCGCAATAATTCCCTTTCCGCAAGAAGCTCGTTCACTTCTTCTTGCGTAATTTTTGATTGCGGCTCCGCTTCAAAATATTCAGGGTCTCCGCGTGTTTGGCCCAATGCGGCATCAATGCGCGCTTGAGCTTTCTTTTTGGCAATAACAACCATTTCAGGCTGACCAGCTTGCACGCGATCAAACCAGTCAAGCCAAAGCTTTTTGGCTGCGGCCACTGTTTTGGGGTAAGCTGTTATTTCCATGCCGCGATTTCGACTTGAAGCGCGCCTTTTTCCCCACGCCGCTACAATCAAATCTTGGTCAGAAGTTTTGAAAATTCCTTCCCCAATTCGGCTTTCAAATTCTTCGCGGGTCATCTTGTGTTCCTCTCTTGCTATAACCTATAGTTACACCATGCGCGGGGAAGGGTCAAGAGGAAAAGCGCAACACGTTTTCGACTTCTTGATCCGACAGCCCGTCAAGCTGCAATTCGATTGCCACGCAATCACAGATCAAAGCGCGGCTTTGGTATCCGGCGCTCTTGGCGCGATTGATATAGGTTTCAACGTCTCGACTAAGGTCATGCCCTCGTGCCGATACAGTCTCACTTGATCCGGTGTCAGTTTCTTTTCTTTCAGCCATGCGCGCGCATCCAATATACCTTCCTTTGTGTCGTCAGTCGCAAAAACCACAACACCTGTCTTGATTTCCTGCATATTCTGCCCCATAGTGTTGCACAACACAAAACAAGGTTGCACCATGAAAAGCAAGGTTATTCACTGCCGGGTCACAGAAGATCAGCACAAAGCCATCACGCAAGCGGCTTCTCAAGCTGGCCTGTCCGTGACGCAATACGTTCTGCGCGCCGCCCTCTCAGAACCTGCAACAGCTTCGCGCTAGCGTCTTTGGCCCCCATGCCGACGATTACCGTATCGCCTATGGCGGTTAGATAGTCGTGCCATTCCTCTTGCTCTGCCGATAGCTTTCCGCCCTTTACCCGTTTCATTTCAATCCAGATTTTCCACGCCGGGATATACAGGTCAGGCACGCCCGGCTTGACGCCCTCGGCCTTCATTTTCTTTCCAACGCTGATAGCCCTATGGCCACCGTTCGGGATGTGAAATATCCGCACGCCGAAAAAATTGCTTTCAAACCATTCTAGAAAGCCGATCTGCTCTTCGCTCTCAGAAGGGTATATCTTCGATTTCATCCGGCAATTCCCCATCCCATGAAAGCGTTTCACCAATCGGCGCAGGCTTGCGACCTTCGCTGTAGTCGAGTTGCACAATTTCATCAAAGCGCGGGTCATCCGCGCGCGGCTTGATCTTAATCCGTGTCGGCTGCGTCCAGACCTTTGGGGCCTCTGCAAGCGCGGCATCGGTGCTTTCTGCCATTGCCCCAAGCGCGGGCATACGCGCCCTGTATCGGCTGGCGGCATAGCCCCCGTGATCTGGACAAAGCCATTCGTTAATGACCTTCAAGCCGCAATGGTAGCTAACCTTGATGCTATCCGGCTTGCCCTCTTTTTTGTGGCGCTGATAGGTCACGCTTTCCACATCGACCCATTCGGCAACCACTTGGCTGGAAAGCACCGCCCCACCATAAGCGTTCTTGCCGTGGTTCAATTCAGGCTCAGGAAACTTATAGCCGCAAGTGCAGTATCGCAGGCCGGTTGCAACCATGGCCTGACATTGCGGGCATTCCTTGGCGGGCGCTTCACCTTTGCCGCTGGATTGCGTCTTGTCCTTGACCCTCACCGCATCAATAAAGCCATGCCGCTCGACATTGCCGCCAAAGTCTAGCAACAGGCAATCGTCTTTGCCCGGTGCAAGGCGTGTGCCACGGCCCGCCATCTGGACATATAGCCCCGCGCTGGCGGTAGCCCGCACCATCGCCACAAGGTCAGTTGCGGGATGATTAAATCCGGCTGTAAGCACTCCAATATTGACAAGGCACCGCAATCGACCTGATTTGAATTCCCCGATCTTGTCGCGGCGATCTGTCTTGTTGTCTGCACCTGTGACGACCTCGGCATCAATGCCATGCGCCGCCATTTCGTCCTTAATCATGCCCGCGTGATCTACACCGCTGGCAAAGACAAGCCATGACTTACGATCCGCCCCAAACTGCACAATCTCGGCAACCGTGGCCTTGACCAATTCCGGGTCGCTTGCTGCTGTGGCAAGCTGGCTTTCAATAAACTCACCGCCGCGCATTCCGACATTGGTCAGGTCAATCTTGGCCTTTGCGCCTTTGCTGACAAGCGGCGAAAGATAGCCTTGATCCATCAGCATTCCGACCGGAATATCGTAGGCAATCCCGTCAAAGATTGCGCCCTTGCCCTTGTGCAGATACCCGCTATCCAAACGATAAGGCGTCGCGGTCAGGCCCACAACCTTCACATCTGGATTGCAGGTTCGCAGATCGTCCAGAAACTTTCCATAGCGCGTGGTCGTGTTTTTCGGCACAAGATGCGCTTCGTCAATCAAGACCAGATCAGGCGCTGGCACCATGTCAAATGCGCGCTCCCATATGCTTTGAATGCCCGCGAACGTCACTTGCCGATCAAGGCGCTTTTGCCCAAGGCTGGCACTGTAAAAGCCAAGGTCAACACCGGGCAACAGCCCAACAAGTTCCTCTGCGTTCTGCTCGATAAGCTCCTTCACATGCGTCAACATCAAAATGCGCGTGACAGGATAGCCCAAGGCGTCCTCGATCAGCTTGGCAATAATCAGGCTTTTGCCCGCGCCAGTCGGTGCAACAATAAGCGGGTTATCCCCGCGCCCATCCGACCAGTAGCTGTAAAGCCCGTCAATTGCGTCTTGCTGGTATGGGCGAAGTTGTAGCTTAGGCATCATCATTCCCCGTGATATTGCCATAAAACAGCATTGCATTTTGCGTGGACTGCGCCAATTGTCAGTCCGGTTTGGTGGCAATGGTGCAAATGCTCACTGGACCAATTAAAGCCAGCCGGAAAAAGGCTTTCATCAATTTTAAGCCTTCCACTTTTTTGCCAATCTGGGGGGCCATCAAGTGGCTTTTCACAAAAAGCGCAATTTCCGTTCTGGCGCTTGACATACTCTTGCCTCACGACATACCGCTCAACAACCGTAAGTTTGTCATAGTAAGCTGGCAACTTTATAGGCTTGAAGTGCTTTATGTGTTTTGTCAAGTCCATCAAAACGGCATCCAGCTATCCGCAATTTCTTGCGAGTTTTCATAGTTTCGGATGATCTCGCCATCGCTTGTGGCGTATTCAATCCAGTCCGATCCGGCGTCATATATTTCCCAAGGCATAGCGTATGGGTTAAAGATATGCAACACACAAGGATTTCCGAATTCCTGCTCCTTAGCACATGACCATGTGCCGCTTTCCTCTGGCGTGGCATGTGCGCAAGTTCGGCAATTCTCCTCTGGCGGCTTGCCTTCGTGGCACATATGCCGATAGTCGCAAAAGCGGCACAGGTAATAGGACGGGTCTGTGTTTAGCTTGGCAGGCGGCTTGTCTGAAAAAATCACTTCGCGCGCCTTGGCGACAAGCTGCAAGCCCATAGCCGGATCGTATTTGATCCGTTCCATATAGATGCTGTCGTCATTTTTGTTGACCGCGATAAATGCGCATCGCTCAAGGCCCGCAAGGTGCATTCCGATCTGGCATTGGGCATAATAGACAGGCTTTGATTTCTCGACGCCATCGCGTTGCAGCGCCTTGAAGTTCTTGTCATTCATGGTCTTGAATTCCAGCGTGTGCGGCGTCTTGGGCGCATCTGGCAAGCCCTCGGCCACGCCATCCAGCGACAAGGCAAAGTGACCTCCATGCGCGGTAAAGGCGATCTGGCGTCCCGTTTCTGGGTCGCGGTCCCAAACTGTCACGCCAATGGCGCGCAGGTTTTCCACAAGCCGCGTTTCCTCTCTGTCGCCAGTCTGAAACAAGCGCAGTTGCCGACCGTCAAAAGCAGGCTTGTCGCAGTGCCGAAACTGATACCAAAGCGCTCGAGCGCAAGGGTTGCCGATCTGCGAGCCGCCCAAGTGTGGCCTATGTTCACCCTTTCGCTTGGCAACGTAGTGGTCATAAATTGCCTGCACCGTTTTTGGTGTTGTGTGGCCTGTCAGGTCCATATTCACTCTCCATCCATCCAGCACTAAGCCCCCGCAAGGGCTTAGGTCTTGACGCACGTTAGCGCTTCCAAGGCGGGGTTGACCCGCCGCCGCCAGTCGCAGGCGCAGCACTCTTTGACACCTCGGCATATTCGCTGATCTCGTTGCCAGCGTCATATCCATCGCGGGGGGGCGTGACCTTCACTTTTATCATCAAGGGCTTGTCGTGCAGGTCTTGGCTGCTACGCGGCGTCATGACACCAACGGCACGGCAAATGCTGGACAATGACCGCTGCGCAATCTCGACCGCCTGCTGGTTCGGGTTGTTCAGGTTCAAGCGTTCAAACGTCTTGCGCCCCGCATGATCCCCTTCGATGATTTCAAGGGTCAGTTGCAGATAGCTGCCGGTTTGCGCCTTGGTTGGCTTCTCAAGGCTTTCCGTAATGACCGCCTTATACCAATCCGCCGGGATAGGTTCGCGCGGGGCTTGTGGTTCGACATTGTTGGCATCAAAGCCTGCTAGGTCCATCATGTGCGTGTTTCCTTTCTACTGCGCTACATATGATTGAAACGGGAATTCGCGCGATAGGTCGAAGTCAATCGCGGCTGTAATCCCATATCGGTTCTTGCTGATATTGCTTGCCACCGGAAAGCAAATGATTTCGCGTTCACCATCGCTAATAGCGCGCTTCTTTCCGCCCTCGGTGCCACGCAACAGCGTCTTTAGTCTCACAAATGCGACCAGATCAGCGTTGTTGCTGTAATGGTGAACGCAGTTGTATTGCTTGTTGCTGTGAAGCTGGATCGTGTAGCGGCTGTATCTGTCCACGTCCGGCAATTCCAATTCCTCAGTCGTGGCGTGGGCAATAAAAACAACGTTCATGCCCATGTCCGTGACCAAGTAATCACAGGCCTCGCGCAAGTCTTGGTGGCGCTTGTCCAGCATACCAAACGCCTTGCCATAGCCGCCGTGAGCCGCTGCCATGTTTTTTGCTTTGGGGTTCGGTTCGCTGTCCAGAATTTCGCGGGTCGCAATCTTTTCGTATTGCGTCACGCTGTCGATAACCAACGTCTTGCGATCATGCTCTTGCGTGGCCAGCGCCTCAATAGCGTCAAACACGTCTTGCGCGCTTTTCGCCACCGGAAACAGCATTGCATCGGGGTGGCCGTCAAGGCTGGCGGTCCCGTCCTCTGTCCTGATAAAAACAGGCTTAGGAAACATTGCCGCAAGCGTTGTTTTGCCCATGCCGCCTTCGCTGAAAAGCGTGGCAACCATAGGACGCCCAGACGTGGGGCGGGATAGTTGGGAAAGGTTAATTGCCATCAAACCGCCTCCACCTTGACGCCGATCTTGCCGGGTTTCGTTTCAAATGCTTTTGCCACCTTAGCCCATAGCGCAGGCTCGTTTGCGGCAAGGTATTTGCAGCCTGTTGCGTCCGCTTCGATCTTGACCTTAACCGGGTGCAGATTGTCAGGGATATTGCCCTTAACCAATTCCCACACCTTAGTGTCCAGCTTGCGTGAAACAGGCTGTGTCAGCGTGATCTTGTGGCTTTCAAGGTTGTGGGTTTTGCTACCCTCTTGCGGCACATCAAAGCACTGGGCAAGCTGCGCTTCGATTTCAATACGGCGCTTGTTAGCTGCCGTTTCTGCACGCTTGGCTTCAAGCCATTCCGCGCATAACGCTTCTCGGTTGTCCATTCATATCTCCATTTCCATCAACACAGACACTCTTGCATGTGTTGCGCCAAGATGCAACACATTTTATTCGCTATCTGGTGGAAACATCCATGCCATGGCCGGGCGGCCTTTGCCTTCGCGCTGCGCCTTTACAATGCCGTAATCGCTAATCAGCGCCCTAAACACGTCCTCTCGTTCGCGCGGCTTCATGCCTCGCAACTTCGGCACTTGGCGCATCAATTCGCGCTCAGTCACGCCTCGCAAGCCTGATTTCTCGATAGCGCCTATCGTGCGGTTGCAGACATCATGGAAGTCATTAACTGACATGTTCTTTTCCATAAGCCCAATCACGCGGTCGGTGTAATAGGTCACAAAGTCGTGCGCCCATTGCAGACTTGCCGCGCTGATCTGATCTTCACCGCATGATCTGGCCACCACAAGGCTCAGGCGCATAGCCAATTCCCGGCTGCGCGATTTCATATCAGACAATGCCGCGTTTGCGTTGCTGGTCCGGTAGTCGTGGATTTCATCCGTGATCTTGTCGAGTAGCGCCAATGCGTCACGCGAAAAGTCCACAACAACAGGCGCAGGGGGCGTGTCATGGCCGTCCGTCGCCGCGATCAAGCCGCCCTCTGCATCATGCGCCTCAGCACATTCACGGCACCAATCCATCAGCCTATCGCTAAACGGCAATGGCCGCGTGACCCTCTGCTTAGGCAAGGCGTGATCTGTTTCAATAATCATAAAGCGGTTCAAAAAACCACTGGCAACATCGCCAAATGTAATGGCCTCTGCAAAGTCATTTACGGTCGATAGCCCTACCATCGTCAGGGATGGGTGTTTTACGTAGCGATCCAGCCGCGCTGATTGTTCTTTGTTCAAGCTGGCTTTGCTATATCCTTGCGGTAGCATGATACCGTCTTGCATACCGAAAACTTCCATCAGGGCGGTCAGCGTGCTTTGCGCGTTCGTGTTGTGTCGGGCGCTGGCCTGTTTCAACTTTTGCCCGAATTCATCCATGACCATGACGTGTGTTGGCTTGTCAATAAGGCTGGACAAGACAGACGATCCCGCCGTGTAGCCGCTCGGCCCGATCAGGCGTTCCAGCCCGCATTCCGCCAGTGTTCGAGATAGCGCCTTGCGGACGTATTCTTTGCCGCTGCCCGTCTGGCCAATGCAGACAAAGTAACAATTCGAATAGTTGTTGGCATCGGTTCGCCACCGCCGCCCCATGACAGTGCAGCCAAGGGCCAAGGCATAGACAACGGCGAACTGCGGCTGGTGACTTACCGCCGTGGTGTTGAACCAGTTCACCGCGTCTTGCAAAACGCCCGGAACGCTTAACAAATGGTCTGCCTTGCTTTCCTTGCGCGACATGATCTGCGCCGCAACCTTGGCCCCGTGCGCAATAGCCTCGGCATCGTATTCGGGGATTTCATCCCGCGTTATGCCCAAAAATTCGCCAGCCTCTTTAACCGCCTTGGACACGTCCCCGCCGTGTTCGTATTGCGCGTAAAGATCAAAGGCATCAAACGTGTGCGCGCTGTCGAAAGGGTCGCTGGCGTGGTGCGAATATGCGCGATCATCATCAAACACCACAACACCCGCAAGGCCGCTTGTCGAGTTGGGCGAAAGATACCGCTTAGACGATCCGCAACGCTTGTAACCATACCGCTCAAGCGTGCCGTGAATATCGTTTGCAGCGTTGAACCCATCAATCACGCTGGCCCGGTTGCCAGCCGGTCTTGGTTTTGCCGGGGGGCGAAACTCTGGCGCAAGCTTCCATGGGCAGAGGTCAAACATCTGCGGTCGAAAGCGATCCCATTCCCGCCATATGGTCAGGATAGGCGCAGGCAACTCCGGCAAGCCATCCCAGACGCTTGGCCCCGCCCATGTGTAGGGGTTGCCCGTATCAGGGTGGATTGACGGCGGCAACACGTCTTGCGTGGCCCCGCCGCGCAATTCAAAAACAACCTCGGACCCCTTGCCGTCTTTCTTGGGCCAGCTTATTGCCTTGCGCCCAAGTTCCAGATTGCGCGGGGCGCGAAACAGAGCTTTGCCTCGATCCTTGCGCCCCACAATGCGCGGCGCTGTCGCCATGATTGCATCGTAATCCAAGCCTAGCCCGTCAAAGATTATCCGCGTCCATTCGACGTTATCAATATCAAGAGCAACAGTTCCGCTTGCGCTATGCAGTAGACCGATATTGTGATCTGGGTTTACAGTCCAGTATTCGCGCGCCTTGTCTTGGGTGCTTATTGCTTGCTCTGGGCGCTGCCACCCCATGCCGCGAGGGGCTTTTGATCCGGCTGGAATGGTCACAAGGGACCACCCCAATTCATGGCAGTAGCGGGCGCAGGTATCGGCTTTGGTCATGTCTGTCCCCATCCCCATAGGTGCTAGGTGCGCGGCTGTGGCAGGTTGGGGAGGATACCCCGCCACCCTCTGGCCGGAGGTGCCGCGCAAGGCGCAAAGCTATTGCAACACGTCTAATCCGTCAAGCGTTTCTGCGGATGATGTATTCGCCGTTCTGCAAGCCGCGCGTGATGACTGAGAATGTGCCGGGCTTGTATATCTGACAAAGGCAAGCCGCCATTGTAGCCGCCCTTACGCGATTGCCTTTTCGATCGTAGAACGGCTTAACCAAGATGCAGTCACCGACTTCCATTTCAAAAATGAAGTTCTTGACCACGTTCATGACGTATCCCGGCCTGTTTGTGCCGCGCCCTTCCGGCAGATCGTCCCAAACATCAAAACTAACTGGGACAGCACTTTCCAGAAGTTGGTTATCGTCTTGGGTTTTCTTTTCGTGTCCCCCATGCAGGGCGGTCAGGTCGCCTAGCATGGCCCGAACCGCACGAGGCGCTGATACGCCGTGCTTGTTCATGTGGTCCCTGATCTTGGCCTCAAGCGTTGCGTTTGGCTTAAATCTTATATCCACCGTGTCACCCCATTATAAGTTTTTGACGTGATGCACAAATATAACTTACAGAAGTGGATGTAAACCCTAATATTATTTCTTGTGCCATTATGGGCTTTGTGCGAAAGTTTGGCCAAAATTAAAACCTTGATAACAATAGAAAAAAACATTGTGTCACATTTCGCACGGGGTTCTAACAGTCTGAGAAATCCAGACCACAGAAAGCAGACATGCAACACGCACTCCTATATATAAAGGACAATCTAGACC